TCTACGTGAAATATGACGCAGACCACACACCCCTGCATTGTGTTTCACGTGAAACCGGCGTACTCTTGTATCAAGCGATCAGGGAGGTCGCGGGGAGGAGAGTCATGGACAGGGAGACAGCGCTGAGGGAGTTGGAGGGCTTCCGTACGGCGGGCGGTTGGTACCTGCCTGCTACGAGCAAGTGGATCAGGAGGATTAACGGCATCTTCTACGTCATTGACGACAAGAAGTATGCGGTGACTCATAGGCAGATCGTTGAGATGGTGCGGATCGAGAATCGCACTCAGATGGAGGTCGGCTTCTGATGAAGTGGTCGATTGGCGATGTCCTGATGTTCATTTTCATGTCTATCATGACGGTCATTGTCGTCTTGTATGTTCTTTTCAATATCGGTCTTTACATGGGGGTCATGAATGCTCAGCGGGTTCACGGTGCAGATGAGGTACATGATGTGCCTACTCAGTCAGTTCAGGTCGTCGATCACGATCTCAATCCATGTCCCGGGCAGGTTCATCGAGATTACGCCGGAGAAGATTAAGGTGTTTACAGAGGGTAAGGGTATTTCATTCGATAATCTCGAAGCATTGAACAACTATCTCTCTCAGGAGTTGTAATGAAGTTCTACGATCATGTTAATCACATTACGGCCACTGGCCGTCAGGCGACGTGTTATGAGATGATTTTCAGCGTTCATCTTCCGGACGACATGCATTTCATCGTATCTATTTCAAAGGACGATGTCTATAGGATCTACTACAATCCCAGCAGGAGGATGATCGTTGCCCGGCATCCGAAGGCCACTCACGTTGACGTGGTTGCGACTGTGCTGGAGGCCGTTATTTTGCTCCTTACCGGCGAGCACACATATTTTGAGGAGGACGAGTGATGCGCGACATTAAATTGATCGACACGAAGAATCGCGTATGTGCTGTTGCGAAGTTTCGCGACGATGGTTTCGATGGCCTGATTGAGCGTGGGAAGACAGTTCTTGAGGTCGACCATCACAACGCGACGCACCGACTGTCAATGTTATACGTGCCCGAAAACTTTGATGGCGTGAGGGTGAGGACTCCGCATCCTGAGGACGCCAAGGATGTTGCTACGATCCTTGAGTCCGCATTCTTCTTTGTGACGGGTCAGCGGATCGAGTTCGATTTCGAGGTCCTCATGGAGGACATCTGATGAAGCAGGAGATCACGGTCGGCGGCTACATCTATGATCTGAATATCTCATCGTCGGGAAACTTCTCCTACTACACCGCCGATATTGGTAAGTACCGCCTGGTTTTCAGGGCGAAGCGTTATTCGAGCACCGCTTTTAGGGCCTCATTTGGCAAGCTTTGCGTGGAGGGGGTTGCACACTCGTCTCAGACTTTCAAGGACATTTTCGTGCACTGTTTGGAGGCGATGGGTCTTGGCGATCAAGAGTGATCGCATTCTCAACCCATGGATTAATAGCGAGCAGAGGGAGTGTGTACTCACACTATCTGACACCAATACTTGTTCCGTCACTTTTGATGGATATGAGGAGATCGCAATTTGGTTGGAGGACAATTATTGGCACATCGAATACTTTTTCATGAGTGTGCGTGCATACAGCGCTGCGATCATTGCTTACGCAGATGAGTTGTCAATGGAACATGTTCTGACACTCATTAAGATGACTTACGAGATGGCTAACTACGGAGAGGTGAAATTCGAGTATGATTAAGGAACTTAATTCCGGCGACGTTTTCAGCGCGGTTCTGCGCGATCCTAACGGTGAGTCCATGACTATCCGCGCGACTGTGGATGACCAGAAGACGGTACAGGGCATCATCGACGGGTCCACCTCGACAATCAGGGTCTACATGGTCGACGGTACGATGATCGCTCAGTACATCGATGCATTTATCATCTTCGCTACGTGCACCCGAATCGGGATGACCTTCACTCAGCGTGACGCGATTTCTATGATGGCGCTCGTCATGTCTGTCGTCAATGAGACTCCTGGCACGTATGTCGTTCCGAACGCGGTCGTCGAGGCCCTCGCTTTCACTGACCCGCTTTTCTGACCAATATCAATATCAACAAGAAAGAGAAAGAAAAATGTCTACTGACATCACTACCCGCACTGACGTCAACACTCAGATCGCTGAGACCGGTATCTTCTCCACCGTCAACGCGAGCACGATGGAGGGTAAGGTGGCCGTGTACAAGGCCCTGAACGATGCCACGCCGCTGCGCGACGTCGTTGGCGAGACTCTGTCCGTCAAGGACGTTATTGTCCAGCGTGTGGAGGTGGAGACGGATGAGGGCGACGTTGTCGAACAGCCTAGGACGTCTCTGATCACCTCGGACGGGGCGGCGTACAGTGCGACGTCGAACGGCGTTTTCAGCGCCGTGAAGAACATTCTGGGCATCTTCGGCCACCCCTCGACGTGGGAGTCTCCGCTCAAGGTGGTTGTCGAGGAGAAGACGACGCGCCGGAATGCGATGTACCGCTACCTGACTCTGTCTCTGGCTTGATAGACTAGGGTTGCGCTGAGGGATCCGCGCACAAGGGGAAATTGCCTCTCCTGCCCCGATGGAGGGGCAGGAGAGGTGATTTATTATGTCGTTACAGGATCTGCGCGCGAGGGCGCACATGTTACAGGCAAGGGCGGACCGTAAGATCGCTCAGATTAAGAGCGGCACATATCATCCGCGCGGTACTGATTGGGATCTGGATAATGGCCAGTACGGGGTTGATATCTCGGGCACAAAGTATGATCCGCGTAAATCGAATATTGATCGGATGACCACTCGCCAGGTTGAGGTACATATTGAGCGTCTCGAAAATTTTAACAGCAACGTTGTGGGTTATTACCGTGGTGCCCGGAAGGGTGACATTATTAGCAAGCAGGCGATGGCGCGCGCTTATTACGGGTACAAGAAGCACAATGAGAATAATGCCCGCGAGCATGAGGAGATTGGTGGCACCCTGGTGCCGGGCATGGGTGACATCACCGTGCAGGACTACGACCATGATTTCAGGCCTCGTAGGACGTATCTGTCGTCGGGCACGGCGCCTACGTACACACCGAAGGCGTTGCCGGTGCCGACCAGGTATCATGATGATAGGGGTGCGATTGCTGCGGGGGAGAGAATGTTTTCGCATCACTCGACTGCCGGTAGGAAGAAGTTAATAGATATGGCTCGGTCCAATATTTCCGACATGATCGAGACGGTCGACGGCATGGACGATATGAAGAAAATTCTGACTCTCGATGATGAGAGGCTGTGGTTCTTATGGACGTCGTCATCTAAATTTGCTGACACGCTGAGTGAGATGTATTTTGCGATGAAGGCGCAGGAGCCGGATTACGAGTCCTCTTCCCCGCAATTTGATCAGGCCATCATCGATTCAATGGATCACCATTACAATACAGTAATGCAGATGTACGAGGAAGCCGCGAATGTTGAATTCAAGCCGACGCCGGAACTTGCGGAGAAGCGGCGCCGGGAGAAGCGGCAGAGGGCGTACAGGAAGGGGATGCGGACGCGGGCGCGGAACAAGCGTAATAAGAAGCGCTGACTTTGAGACGACGACAGACCCCGAGGACTGCCGCGTGTGGGCGTGGGCGAGCGTGAATGTGGGCAATGAGTCTGATTTTGTGCACGGCACCGATGTTGATGGCTTTATTGACTACTGCCGGACGCACGCATCGGTAACCTATTTTCATAATCTGGGTTTTGATGGCGTATTCATTATGGATTACATGCTTCGGCACGATATTACGTGGGTGAAGAAGAATCCGCAGGAGGACGAGTTCACGACGCTCATTGACAGAAGGGGGAAGGTTTACTCCATTACAATCAATTTAGGTGGGGTTGTCACAGAGTTTCGTGACTCGTACAAGAAACTACCTATGCGTGTCGCGGACCTGGCGGAGGCATTTCATCAGCCTGAGTGCAAGGGGGAGATTGACTATAAGGCGCATCGGCCGGTGGGGTATGAGCCGACGGTGGAGGAATGGGACTATCTGCGCCGCGATGTGGTGATTGTGGCGAGGGCGCTGCACGAGACGCTGGCGGAGGGGATGACTCGGCTGACGGTTGGGTCGGACTCGATGGCGGAGTACAAGTCACTCGTTGGTGGTGAGAAGTATTTTCGGAAAGCATTTCCCTTGCTCTCGCCTGATATGGATGAGGAGATCAGGGCTGCGTATAAGGGCGGTTTTACTTATGTCGATAGGCGTTGTGCCGGTACGATGGTGGGTGAGGGCAGTGTTTATGACGTGAATTCGCTGTACCCGTACGTCATGCACGATCGACCCCTCCCCTACGGTCAGCCGCATGCGTTTTCGGCGGCGCCGCCTGAGGGCGTTCTGTGGACAGCCGTGGTGACGTTTCGCGCGTCATTGCGGTCAGATCACATCCCGTGCATGCAGATCAAGAAGAACGTTATTTTCTCCGGTACCGAGTACCTGACAGAGGTGCCTGAGCCTGTAACTACTACGGTGACGTCGGTGGATTGGGCTCTGTGGAACGATTTCTACGATATTACGGACGTCGAGTGGCAGGGCGGGTTTTGGTATGACTCGCGCACGGGGATGATCAGCGATTACATCAATAAGTGGATGGGCGTGAAAACCACTTCTACGGGCGGACGGCGTACTATCGCCAAACTATTCTTAAATTCTTTGTACGGCAAATTCGCCAAGAACACGAATGTGACAGGAAAACATCCTGTACTTGAGGGCGATCACGTGAATCTCGTACTGAACGAGTACGAGTCATGTGACCCCGTCTACACACCGCTGAGCGTTTTCGTAACAGCATGGGCACGTGACTATACCGTGCGTACGGCGCAAAAGAATTACAGCAGATTCCTCTACGCCGATACCGACTCGCTTCACGTTCTGGGCTGCGAGCCGCTTGTTGACGTCGAGGTGCACCCCACAAAACTTGGCGCCTGGAAGCATGAGGCAGATTTCAGCGAAGCGGTTTTTGTGCGGGCGAAGCAGTACTCGGAGATGATCGACGGTTGTCCTGTAACGCATATTGCTGGTCTGCCGCGCGGCGTGGCAGCGAAGGTTTTTCCGGAGGACCTGTTGCACGATAACCTTTGGCACGGTAAACTGGTTCCTAGGCGGGTCCGGGGAGGAGTCGTCTTGACTGAGACAACATTTAATTTTAAGAGAGTGGAGAATAAAAATGACCAAGAAGGTTGATGCTTTCGAAAACATCACTGCACGCATCCCGAAGTCACTCAGTGATTTCATGGATGAGGTGAAGTGGAATTTTAAGGCTACGCGTGCCAGTCTCACGCGACGAGCTCTGCAGGAATGGGCGGAGGCCCACGGCTATGATCAGTGGCTTGCCGAGCACCAGGCCCCCGAGGCTCCGGACTCCGACGCTGTGTGACAGAGTATGTCTGCACCGATTACGGGTGATGCCGAGCAGGCATATTTCATCGCCTGATCAGCGGCTGTCACCACGGCGGACAATCCGGTGAAAAAATGGTAGGGTGGAATTGCTAAGCGATATCCACCCTACCGCTTTATAGGAGGTCAATTAAATGGATTTTGAGGCCCTTGTCGGGCTTTTGCAGGACCCGGGTGACGCGGTAGTCCCGCCCACCATCTATGACGATATTCGATCACAGTACAACGGTCTTTCCGAGAATTTCTCCTCGGCTCAGGCGAAGATTAATGAACTCACCGAGTCGAATAGCGTCCTCTCGGACCAGCTGAACAAGATGAAGGCCGCGAACTATGACCTGCTCACTCAGGTGCAGGGGAAGCCTGCTGAGTCTGAGGGCGATGACAGCAGCGACGACAGTGGCGACAGTGACGCCGATGACGGCGACGACGGCAGTATCGACGCGTTTTTCGACAAGCGCGTCGAGGATGAGAAGGAGTAAAGTTAAATGCCTAAGAAGAATCTTGGCACTATCCGTGACTTCGACAACTACGAGATGCTTGCGCGCATTAAGAACAATGCATCTCTCGACTATCAAAACCGCATTCCTGACACGACCAAGGGCAATCTCGCGCAGACTCTTGAGGCGCTGACGAGCTTTCCGCAGCATTGGAATGAGTTCACGGACGCGCTGGTGAACCGGATCGGCACTTATTACACGCGCGATATCTCATGGAAGAATCCGCTCGCCGCTTTTAAGCGGGGCATGCTGACGAACGGCGACAGTATTGAGGAGGTGCAGACCGGCCTCATCAATTCTTACGAGTACTCCGCGGACCGCGACTACATGGAGGAGGCGCTTTTCGCGCAGAAGCGCCCGAATGTTGCCTCTCAGTTCCACACGGTTAATCGTCAGGAGATGTATAAGATCACGGTTAACAGGGATTCTCTGCGCCGCGCGTTTCTTGACGAGAACGGGCTTGAAACCTATATCTCGCAGATTCTTGCAGTGCCGACGACGTCGGACCAGTGGGACGAGTTCCTGATCATCTGCTCTCTTTTCGCGGAGTATCACGCGAATGGCGGGTTCTGGCACGAGCACTGCGCTAACCTGCAGTCGCTCAGCGCGTCCGAGGCTGACGCCAAGGCGCTCATCAAGATGGTGCAGGCGTATTCCGGCAACATGACCTTCATTTCGCGTCAGTACAATGCTGCTCATATGGAGACTTTTGCCCGTCCTGAGGACCTGGTTGTTATTACCACGCCTGAGGTGAAGGCGAATATTGGCGTCGAGGCGTGGGCGGCAGCCTTCAATGTGGAGTACGCGCAGATGAAGGGCCGTTTCGTTGAGATTCCGAAGGAGAATTTCGGTATTGACGGCGCTCAGGCACTCCTCACGACAAAGGATTTCTTTGTTATTTGCGACAATCTTCTTGAGAATCAGTCGCAGGTCAACCCTGCAGGCCTTTACACGAATTACTTCCTGCACCATTGGGAGGTTATCTCGGCGTCACTGTTCGTTCCGGCGGTGCTTTTCTGGACGGGTCAGTCGGATAATGTTGTGACAATCAAGCCGTCGGAGATCACGCTGACTGTTCCGCAGGTTGTCACTGTTTCCGACTCCAAGGCGGTGTCTGACAGTAATAAGGCTCAGCCCGGCAGGAAGTACATTGTACAGACGAAGATTGCGGGCAAGAACATCGACAATATTGAGTTCGGCCTGTTCTTCAACGTGCTGAACGCGAAGAGCCAGCACACCAGGTGCGACAACTCCGGCGTGCTGACTATTGGCGCGGACGAGACCGCAGCGTCGATCCAGGTGGCGGTGACGCTCGGCTACGTCGACCCGGCGACAGGTAAGCGCGTGTCCAAGAACCCGGTTAGCACTACCGTGCCGGTGGACGCCACCAAGGCTGCGGTGACCTGGCCGCGTGCGTGAGAGATGAGCCGGCCATCTCGTCAAAGTGACGAGATGGCCGGCTCGACGGCAGTGAGAGGGGAGGAGAGGAATAATGCCGAGGATTGAGGGCGATGCCAGGCAGGGCGATTTCGGGCTGGATTTCGACTATGCAGTGTGGACGCCGGGCACGCAGGTGGGGCTCACGCGTGTCCGCTGGGACTCCACATACCGCGATATTGTTGCTTTTAAGAGCCACGCCGACCGCATGAATTATTTGATGCGCAAGCGTCACTCTTTTACGGTCGAGGGTCTGACATATTGCGCTCAGGGTGCCCCGATTCGTATTGATGTGCCGTTTTCTCAGGCCAACCAGTACAATTATTTGTATGCTCACAATAGCCGCGGCGTAGCAGGCGACGACCATTATTTCTACTATTTCATTACATCCGTCAACTACGTCGCACCGAACACTACGGAGATTACCGTCCAACTTGATGTGTGGCAGACCTATTGTGACGACGTCGCTTTCGGGCGGTGTTATGTGGAGCGCGGCCATGTTGGTATTGCCGCTACTGAGGCGTGGGAGAACTATGGGCGAAAATATCTCACGTGCCCTGAGGGCCTTGATATGGGTGGGGAGTACATTATTGGCAGTATATCGCAGGAGATTATTGCGTCCGTGTGGCACGAGGGCACCGTTGACGCTGCCAATTTCGATGTCATTATCGCCTCCACCGTCGACCTGGAACTGCCTTTCGGCACGGAGGACTCTCCGCAGATGCATACGGCGTCGGGGTCGCACGCCGAAGGGCTGCCGAATGGTTGCTCCATCTATGCGATGACCGCCGGCAACTTTGATATTCTCGCAAAATCCCTGGCATATGTGCCGTGGGTGTCTCAGGGCATTATCAACATTACCGCCGTCCCCAAGGGCACGATTAATTTTGAGGCGCTTGAGGGCGGTCCGATCACGACGGCTCAGACATCGTCTCCCGACCCGAAGGAAAAAAGTCACCGCGTGACCCGAATGGGCGCGAGCATCTACCCGATCACCAAGGGATTCGGCGAGAAAGGGATTGACAACAACCACAAGATCACACTGGACAAAAACTTTAGGCGTGGCGATATCATCCCGAAGCGGTACCGACACTTGCGGAAGTTCTTCACGTACCCGTACATGATGTTCGAACTAACTACGTTCACGGGGACGCCTGTGATCGTCAGGCCCGAGAGTGTCAATGCGGATGATCTTGAGGTGACGCAGTGGACGCATATCGTGCCGCCGTCGCCGCGGATTATGTTCACCGTGAACTCATACAACGATGGCGGTCGGGGTGATGGCACCTCGAACCTGTACTCCGAGCATTTCGACATGATGACAGGTTTCACGGATTTTCCGACATTCGCCCTGACGAACAATTCCTATTTGAATTACCTGGCATCCAACAAGAACAGCATTGCGTATCAACACAGGTCTGCAGAATGGTCCCAGCAGAAGGCGCTCCGCGGTGCGTCGACGGCGTATGCGCAGGCTGCGGCGTCGCGCCAGCAGGCGAGTGACGCGACCAACATGCAAAATAGTTTTGAGGATCAACGAACAAATTACAATGCCCAAAACGCGTTGATTAGCGGTGGCGTCCACACGTTTGCGGGCGCTGCGGGCCAGGCGCTCTCCGGCAATCTGGGCGGCGCCGCCGCGAGTGCGCTCATGGGCGGGTTCGACATGGGTATGCAGTACGGCTCCACCCTGGAGAATCAGCGCATGGTGAATGAGAACCGCTCTGCCATGACCGCTATGAACAACTCCTATTCCTCGTATTTTGCGGATTCTAACCTGCAGATGGCAAAATTCGCGGCGAACGGTGACTACGCCAACGCGATCGCCGGGATCAACGCGAAAACGCAGGACGCGCAGATGCTGCAGCCGACCACGTCCGGGCAGATGGGTGGCGATGTATTCAACCTGGTCACTGACGGGTGGAAGATTGCGGCTCGCCAGAAGGTGATCGACCAGGGTGCGATGATGCGGATTGGTGAGTTCTGGTTGAGGTATGGGTACGCGATGAATGTGTCTATGACCCCTCCCGAGTCGCTTATGGTGATGAAGAAGTTTACGTACTGGCAGATGAAGGAGACGTATATTTACGGTCCGTCGTGCCCCGAAGGGTTCCGCCAGTCGATCCGCGGGATTTTTGAGAAGGGCGTGACCGTGTGGGCGGACCCGTACTATATTGGTGACACCGATTTTGCTGACAATGAGCCGATCTATGACAAGTATTTTGGGTGAGCGAAAATGAACGACCCTGTGGAGAAATTTATCTACCGCCCTTTCCAGGAGGGTGGGCGCGTCCTCAAGAATCCCGCACAGGACCGAGAGATGGTGATCCGGCGGATGTACCGCCGAGTGATTTCCGAAATGTGCATGAATCGTTTTAATTGGCAGGGGCTGCCTGACACGGTTGATTTGCGGTATCTTGAGCAGACGCTTCTGCTGGACGGCCTCTGCGTGTTCTATTTTGATCAAGAATTCGGCCGGTACCTGGCGCTGCGTGCCACAGGCATGGGCGAACTTAATATGTACAACAACCCGACGGAATTCACTGTGTACGGCAACCTAGTGTATTCCAAGCGGCTCGCCGGGAATGACTGTGTTCCCATCTGGTCGAATTACATGCGTATTCCGGATCAGGACGTGATTGAGGTGTACGCGGAGCGTCTGACGACAATTGCGCGCACGTTCGAGATCGACATGCTGCACGCTCGGCACCCGTTTGTCTTCGCCGTGAACAATAACGAGTACAAAACGTTTAACAATATGTTTCAGCAGATTATCGAGGGGCAGCCCGCGGTTTTTGGTACCGAGATGATGAGCACCGAGAACCTGGCCCAGAAGATCGCCGCATTCAATACCGGTATCTCGCCGGAGACGTTGCGGTACGTGTCTGAGGCGCTCACTCGAACATGGAATGAGTGCATGACAATGCTCGGCATCATGAATGTTAATTCTGAGAAAAGAGAGCGAATGGTTGTTGAAGAGGCGTCCGGCTCATCCGGTCAGGTGCTGGCGATGCGCGCCGTCTCCCTCAACGCACGGCGTGCCGCCGCCGAGCAGATCAATCGGATGTACGGCCTCGACGTGTCAGTCGAGTGGAATCTTGACGACGACTCCGACCCCGGCGTGCCCCTTTTCGGCGAGTCGCTGGGGTCTACGGACATGACTGAGATGAATCCTAACGGGGGTGCCGAAAATGGCTGACTTCACGATGGAACTCCGCGAGGTGATTGCGCGGAACGGGGTGACGGGAATCGGGCTCAGCGATTATCCGATTTTTGACGAGGCGTACCGCGAGTATCTCAACGAACGCATTATCGATCACTATTTCTACAATGAAATAGCACTCGAATCGGTCGACATGTGGATCCGGCAGATGCGCACCAAGATGCACGAGATCATGCCGTACTACAATAAGCTCTACAATAGCGAACTTGTAGAAATCGACCCCCTGTCCACCATGGACACCCACAGCCAGACAGGTCAGAAATCCGCGTCATCCGGCACCAGCGACAGTGACCAGAAAACCGGTCAGAAAAGCACCACGAAATCAACCTCTGACGGCTCCTCTCGCACCGTGCAGTCGCAGATGCCACAGGTGAGGCTGGCCGGAAACAAGGACTATGCCACGGCCGCGACTGACGTGTCGTCGACGTCGAAGGGTGTCAATGACGTGGCGGGGGACTCGACGTCGACGTCGAAGAGTGCCTCCAAGAACGAGTCGTCTTCGTCGCAGGAATCGCATTCTTGGGGGTATACTGGTCATACGGCGGCGCTTATCGCGGCATGGCGGCAGACGTTTTTGAATATTGATCTTATGGTTATTGCCGAGTTGCAGGAACTTTTTATGGGGATTAGGAGCAGTAATGACAGCATCACCGGTCGGAAATCCTTCGACGCCTACTCCGTCTATTCCCGAGTTTACTGAGCGCCACAAATTCGATCCGCCAGAGTACTCGCTGGTCCCGCACGACTACGCGCTCACCACGACAATCCCTTTCACGTACCGTGATGGATTCACCTACCTGCAGGTGATCGAGGAACTGCGGAAATGGGTGAGCGAGGGGCTCCGAAATGCGCTGAACTCATCGCTCGAGTCGTACGCCGCCGACTATAACGAGCGCATCTCCAAGTTGCTTGAGAATGTGCGGGACCAGGTTGGCCAGTATGGTGACCTGCCGGAACAGATGATCGAGCAGTTCCGCAAGTACGTTGCGGACATCAACGACGACCTCGCGCTTTTCAAGGAGAGCATGCGGGAGTATGTCGACCGGCATCTCCAGCATGACTATGTTGAGGTCTTCGACTGGCTTACCGGGACCCGCAGGCCCCTGGCGGACATGCTTTTCGATTTCGATAATCGCGTCCTGGTCAATGGCTTGCTTGCCGCCGACTTCTCTCGGGCGGGTCTGACGGTAGAGGATATCGACTCCCTGCCGATGGACATCCTGGAGATGCAGACACAGGGGAAGGTCTTCCTTGACTACTGGTCGCGGGAGATGATGTACTCGCCGGTCACCGGTCAGAGGAAACACATTGTTAATGTTGTAATGGACGTCTACGAGTCCACTTTCAAGGGTTCCGCGTCCCTCACCACCAAGTCGCTGGATGAGATCTCGTCCGCGTCCATCGCCGACATTCAGAACTGTGTCTGCGGCTAGTAACTAGGAGGAAAAAAATGCCCGCAACTAATCACACGAAGAACTTCAACCTGCCGATCTACCTGAATTCCGACCATTTCAACATCGTTGGCGACCTCAACGGCGCCATGAATGCTATTGACGAGCACCTCGGCGAAGCGATTGTCACGTCAAAGGCGGCGTCCAGGGACGCCACCAGCGCACTCACCGCATCCAACGAGGCCGCCGACAATACCGCTGAGGCGAAGGAGTCCGCTAAGTCGGCGCTCGCTGTCGTCGCCACGGCCTCCGGCAAGGCGGACAAGGCTCTCAAAGCCAGTGCCGAGGCCAAGACGACCGCGGACTCCGCCATTTCGCAGGCCACCGCGGCGAGCAACTCCGCGGCATCCGCGCTCAGCAACGCTAATAACGCGATGAGTGTGGCGAACCAATCGAGGCAGAACTCGGAGGCCGCCCTTTCCGCGGCGTCTCAGGCGAATACCACTACAGCGAATCTTTCGAGCGGTATCGCGGAGGCAAAGACAGCCGGCGACCTTGCGAATACCACGCGTACGCGTTTTATTGAGAAGCGTGCGGGGTCGGAGGATAAGAACTTCACGTCCACTAGTGACGTGAACCCCGGTTTCACCTATGAGGTGATGTCCAAGTCGATTGACCTCAATGCAAATGATGTTATTAGTGTGAACTGCCACATCAATCACACCACCGTGAGTGGCAACGCGCAGTTTTATATTTACTTCACCAAGCCCTCAGGCGCAAAGGACTGGGTCGGCACCTCAGGCATTGCCGGCTACTACGACGGTGCCAAGGTGAATTCCGAGATCAGCGGCATCTTCCAGGCGAATGAAGGTGCGGGCCGGTATAGCGTGGCGCTTCTTATCGGCACTCCGAAGAATAAGAGTGTGCTGGTTAACTACGGTGCCACCAACATGGTGATCCACTGATTTAAATAGTTTCCGGAGGAGGGTGTCATGGCTTTTGATGATGAGCACAAGAAATGTATTATCGCCACACTGGCGACAGTAGAGGCGAGCAACGACTACGGCATCATCAGCGCGCCGGACACACTCTCCCTCGGCATTGGCCAGTGGACTCAGGGACGTGCCTATGATCTCCTCTCCAAATTCTCCGCAGGCACTTCCTTCGGGTCCACTGTAGATGGGTGGATGGCTGAGGGGAGGGACTCCTGGACGATTTCCTCCAGGAAATATCAATACCTTTCAGGTGCTGACCGCAGCGCTCTCTCCTCAGCCCTCGACTCCGATGAGGGCCACCGTATCCAGAACAAGCAGATGCAGGACGATCTGGAGAACGAGTACATACCCCGCTGTCAAGAACTCGGCCTCGACCCGGAGACCGAGACCGAGGCGTGCATGATGCTCATTGTCGTCATGCACCGATGGGGTAATTACGCGCCCATTTTGGGTCGTCTTGTCGCCGGCGCCGGTCATCCGGCAACACTTGATTCCATGTCGGACGCTATTCGTTATGAGGGGGAATGGTACGCGGTTGGTGGCCGGTACGATACTGCCTACGACATGATCTCCAACCTCAGGACCAATGGCGTCGAACTATCTCCGGGCGAAAACGGTAGTGGCAACAAGAACACCTTCAACAAACACCGCGGACTGAAAGACGGACAAGCCTCCAAAAGCATCAAATACATTAAGCAGTCGGGTGACGGTTCGCTCTCAATATACATGGCCGACGGAAGCGTGGGCCGTGCCTATATTAGTGGTGATGGCTATTATCGCGCTTCGACAGAGTCGCAGAAAACACCGCAGAAAAAGCCTGGCGGCAGCGGCGGTGGCAGTGGCGGTGGCAGTGGCGGTGGCGGTGGCGGTGGTGCTACTGCAGATGGCATTAAAGCCATGACCGCGAAAGCCATCGACTCACTCGGGAAATTCACTTACCACCAATGGTATGAGGCGCGCCTGCACCCGGACGAGACCGGGGTTACCGATTGCTCCGGGTTCTGTTGGTGGCTCTACAAGACCTGCTGCGACATCGATATCGGGCCGGGCGGGACAAGCGAGATCTTCGGCAACCAAAACAGCGGTTGGGTTGTCGCCGAAGGGTCGGGGTCTTTTAATGCAGCGGACCAGGTGAAAGAGGGTGACCTTGTCGTCTGCCTGTGGTACTCCGGTGGCGGTCATATCGAGTACTGCACCGGTGCCAACGATGGCTGGGAGTCCATTGGTGCACGCGGCCCGGACGGGCACGCGGAGCCGAATTACGGGTCCCTGAGTATGTTCGCCGGCTGTGACTGGCAGCTGCGGAGGTACATCTGATGGCCCGCGAGCGCAAGACGTTCTCCTACTACTCGTATGACCGTGTGCTGTCCTACGGCGCTGCGATCAACATGGTCATGGGCGCCCGCGGCCTCGGTAAAACCTACGGCGCCAAAAAGTTCGCCATCAAGAATGCGCTCACAAAGCGCGAGCAATTCATCTACCTTCGCCGGTACAATACCGAGTTGAAGCAGATCTCAACGTTTTTCGACGATGTGCAGCATGAGTTCCCCGGACATGAGTTCGCTATTCAGGGCCGCAAGGCTGTCACTCGCGTGATCGGCGACAAGAAATGGCGAGACATCGGTTACTTCCTCGCACTCAGCACCGCCGGGAACGTAAAATCAGTGCCTTTCCCGGACGTGACGACAATCCTTTTCGACGAATTCATTATCGAGACAGGAATGTCACGGTACCTGCCGGAGGAGGTAACGAAGTTCCTGGACTTCTACTCCACCGTGGACCGCTATCAAGACAAAACTCGCGTCATTATGATGAGTAACAGCGTGTCGATTATGAACCCATACTTCGCGCAGTGGCGAATCATGCCAGGGAGCAACGAGATCCAGCGATTCGGCGACGGCTTCATCTGCGCACACTTTGTGGACTCCAAGAAATTCGCCAAGGAGATCGCGAACACGAGATTCGGGAAATTCATCTTGAAAAACGACTCGCGGTACGCGGAGTATGCTGTCGACAATGAGTTTCGCGACAACGACGACCGCCTTGTCTGCCGCAAGACAGGTGACGCAAGATATAAGTACACAATCCGCTGCGAGGCCGGCTCATTCACCGTGTGGGAAGCAATTCACGCTGTATTTATCCAGCGCCGCCGGCCGCGTTCTGATGAGGTTCTTTATACCCTCACCGACGACGTAAGAGAGGGTGAAATCGGCCTCATCACAAGCGATTACATGGTACGATGGCTGCGTGCCCAATACCGGAGAGGCAGGTGCTTTTTCGATTCTGCTGCATCAAGAAACTCATTCCAAGAGTTGTTTTTATGATAATACATATTAATCCTGAAATCGTCGTCACATGGCTCGGCGTCATAACCGCACTACTCGGCATCATCGCATGGGTGGGCCGACAAACGCACCGACTCAGTGAGATGCTCTCAGACTGGCGCGGCACCGAGGCCAGACCCGGAGTAGCACGCAGACCAGGAGTCATGGAACGACTGGAGAAAATTGAGTCAGACATATCCGACGTCAAAAAGAATGTCGAAAGGAAATAAGATGAAGGACATTTTCAAGCCCACCACACGCAAGTACATGTACCGCGTCACCATCGCCGGTCTCGCTGTTGCCGCCTTCTACGGCATCATCGCGCAGGAAGCCATTCCGGTACTGACGAGTCTCGCCATCGCGGTACTCGCCGTGGCCGACGCCAACGTCCCGGAGTGACCCCATATGAGTAATTCAGTTCTAGGCGACATCGCCTACTCGATTACTCAGAATGACTGCATCGGCTACTCTCAGCCCGACAGGCTCACCATCTACGAGTTGAGCGGCCCCAATGATTACTCACACAACGTGAACGTCGACTGCTCGGAAATGATCTGCGCAATCTTCGAATGGGCCGGAATCAACGCCTTCACGCGTGACGTATGGACCGGGAACCTGCTCTACCAAGCGCGCCAGGACGGCCGATTCGAGGATTGGGCATGGGACTGGAACTACGAACCCGTCGACGGAGACATCCTGCTCGCAGACGGACACGTGTGCATGATCGGACGCGGAGGCATCTGTGAGGCAGCAATCGCCGAGGACGGATCCATCGACGGGTACCGGGGCGACTCCACCGGCGGCGAGGTGCGGTGGGTGCCGTACTCCGCGCGCGGTGGGGTGTGGTACCGGGTAATCAGATACACAGGAAATGTAGATGGCGTAGCACCGGCTACGCCCGAGATAGAGGACATGGATATGAGTGAGAATACTGATCTTCTTCGGGAGATTCGCGACAATCTTCGACGCGGCCAGGCCGGTCGCAACTTCGCGGGCGACCTCTACCTGCTGATCGCTGACACGCGAAATGCATCGACTGCGACACAGAAGATGGTTGACTACATCAGCAAGCAGATCAAGTTTCTCGGCAACCAGAATGCTGAGATCATTAAGACTCTAAAGTCAATCGACGACAAGAGCATCGACTAATACAAAGGAAAAACAATGTCGACCGCATTCATTACCGGCCGTGTCACCGACTCATCAGGAATGGATGCGGTCGGCACACTCACCATCACACCCGACCCACGCGTCGTCATAGCCGACGACGGCGTCATCGTCCAGCCACGCACCGAAAAAGTGCGCGGCACATTCTCGGTACCAGTCCACTGCCCCAGCGACCTCACCAACCCGCCACCGCCGTGGACCTACCACATCGTCCTCGCCCGCATGGCCGGCATGATGCGCGTACCCATCGTCGACATGCACTGCCTCATCCACGAGGGCGAAAACAGGATCACCGACCTCATCTCCTCCTACCCGATCTCACCCGCCCACCTCACCGAGATCGAACGGCAAGTGGCATCCATCCGCGACACCGCCAGCCGCGTCTACGCCGCCGTCGAAGCAGGCCGCACACGAGGGCCCGAAGGGCCGCCGGGGCCTCGCGGTGAGAAGGGTCCAGAAGGCCGTCAGGGGCCCGAAGGACCCCGAGGTGGTAGAGGCCCCCGCGGCCTCACCGGAGTCGGCCTACAGGGCCCACAGGGCGCGCCAGGGCCCAAAGGCGACCCCGGTGAACAGGGCGTCCCCGGCCGCAAGGGTGACAAGGGGGAGACGGGCGCGCGCGGCGAGCGCGGCGAACGCGGAGAAAAAGGCATCCAAGGCGAACGTGGACCCAAAGGCGACACCGGCCCCAAAGGCGACACAGGACCCAAAGGCGACCCCGGCACATCAGCCACCATGCTCCTGGTCTCAGGATCATCAAAAGGATATTGGGGCGACAACCGCAACAGACTGCTCCTCAACGAGACAGCATTCGCCGCACCCTGGAAGGTACTCAGCGGCCAGACAATCAAGTCAGAGATAGTCAACGAACTCGTATACCCCAAGTATCTGGTCGGAATCCGTTACTACGCGGATGACGTGCCCACATGCAAGTTCTGGGTACGACTATTCCTCAGGTCAGGCCTCACCATGGTCGCCACAATGCAGAAAACCGTCATGGTGGACCGGAATGTATACGACTCGGTGCTATTCGAGATCCCGGGCGGATACATAAGCGCAGGCAGCATCACCAACTACCAAGCCGCCATACAACCGCAGAACGGAGACATAATTCTCACACACCTGTCACTGTGGCGCGTCAGCCCGATCCAGACATAAGAAAACCCCGGAGCAAACTGCTCCGGGGTTCTCCATTCAGTGGCGCGACACGTTAAACAAACATTCAATCACCTCAGACGCCGCCCGACAGATCAGCCGACAGATCGTCGGATGCAGGCGAGTTTCACGTGAAACACAATGCAGGGGTGTGTGGTCTGCGTCATATTTCACGTAGA